GGCTGTTGTATTTCGTTTGCAGCTCAGAGGCGGCGCGCTTTGCCGCTTCGAGTGCCTGCGCCTGCGCGCGGGTCGGACTGGTGGTGTTTTTAAACTGCACGGCCAGCTCACCGGCTTCGCGCTTCGCCTTTTCAAGCGCCTGACTGGTTACGGCCAGTTGCGCACTTGCCTTACGAAAGCCGTCGATTTTCGATGCCTGACCATTCAGGTCACGCAGCCCCTTTTGTGTGTTGCGAATATCACCCGAGAGGGTTTTACTCGCGGTCTGGATGGATTTAAGCGGTCGGGTCGCCTGGTCGACCGCTTTCAGCAATACCTCAAGCCTCAGGTTATTACTCATTGTGATTTCCGCTACGCTGTAGCGCCTTTTCGCGCCATGTGATGAGCTCGGTCAGGCTCAGGGAATAGAGCTCTGATGGCGGCCAGTGGAATATCACCGCGATATCCGCCATCAGGTCATCGGTCGACAGGTCGGGCGGGAAATCTACTCCGCCGAAGCCGGTGACAAAAAACCAATCACCTTAGCGGCCAGCGACAGCATATCGGGCAGGTTCATTGCGGTGAGCTCCTGCGCCGTGAGCGCGGGATATGTCATGCGGGGCAGGACTTTAATCAGCGCATCGACTTCGGACTGCGCCACCGCCGCCAGACTGACTCCGCGCAAAGTGCCTGCGTTCGGTTCAATCAGGGTGACCTTTTCAATCGTCTGACCGGCACGCTTAATCGGCTTGTCGAGGGTCACGACGTTCGGATTTACGGTGTCAATTTCATTGTCAGCCGTATCAACAAATTCAGCGGTTTTACGTGGTGCTTTTGCCATGATGTTTTTCTCTGCTCTGAATGGGGATTAATAACCGGCCAGCAGTGCTGACCGGTCAGGGAATTACAGCCCGATTGCGCGGCGGTGCTGTTCCAGACGGTCGACGCCGTTCACCTTCTCGACCATGTTGACGGTGTCGATTTCGATGACGTCGCTACCATCAATCGTGAGGCGGTAATAGGTGCAGACGGTCGACAGCTTGGTCGAGGTGTTTTCACCCTGCTTATTCTCACCGCCGTCAATTTCTTTATGACGGCCACGCATGACCACCTCAACCGCGATGATTTCGCCGGTGTCGTCGCGCTGGTAGGATCCAGCAAAACGCAGCGGCACGGCATCAGCACCCGGCGCGGCATACTGCGCCCACAGCGCCACATCAGGCAGGCCACCGACAGACCATTCGACAGTGAGCGCATCATCGTCGAGACCGAGGTCAATCGCCGCCGCACCATTCATTCCGCCGCCGCGATAGTTTTCGAGCTTGCGGGTCAGCTTCGGTAGCGTCACGGATTCAACAACGCCCATGTAGCTGAGGCCGTCATTGAACATGTTCAGGTATTTGAGTTTGCGGGGTAGTGCCATGTTGTTTCAGGCTCCTTAGCTGTTGACCGATTCGGCCAGATTCACCAGATATTTATCGGTGATACGCTGGCGCAGGGTCAGGCTTTCCAGTGGTGGAACCGGTGTATAGTCGTAGTCGATATACAGTTTCCCGGCCTTGAGGGTTTCCTTATCGTTCGATTCCTCGTCGAACCAGCATTCGCCGTCCACGATGTAGCCGTTAGATTTCAGCTCGCGGAATTTGGCATTAATGCCGTCGACAATGTCACGGACGAGCGATGCAGTGATGGGCTTATCGACCGCCCACATGTGCGCCTCGGCCATCGTGTCGGCCAGCACCTGCGCGGTGCGGGTGTAGTTCTCAAACAGGAACAGCGGGTCATCAGAGCAGGTGCGGTTACCCCAAAAGCGGAAACCATCTTTGCGCACCAGCGTTGTGACCCCGGCCTCGTTGAGCAGGTCAGCATCGGTGCCGGATGCCTGCAAATCCCAAAAGACTGAGGCGCTGATGCCAGTGACGCCCTGCACGCCAACGTTAGACAACGTTTTGTGCCAGCCGACAGTCTGGTCGATGTAGGCACGAAGACCGAGCGCGCGGGCGGTGGCGTATGCCGTGGCGGTGGTGTTCGCGGTGGTATCCCATG